GATAAATATGGAGTACTGGGCTCACTGAATACAAGCCTCTTAAAGCAACGCCTACTAAATAATAGTCTTGCACCTCACCAAGTTGCCATATCATCAGCTGCTTCTGGCTAGCTTGGTTTCCTGCGGTAAAGTTATAGGCGCCGTCACCATCTCTAGTGTAACCATCAGCTTTTAGTACAACAATACGGGAGGCGCCGGTGCCTGTGCCCAACCCGAACAAAGACCTCCCATCCGGAAGAATACAATCTCCTCCCAGCTGGCCAATGTTTTGAACATATCCCGAAATTGCTTCTGTTGCGTTATTGATATCAGCAACAACTCTTTCAACATTATCAAGAACATCAGGGTCTGCCGGGTGTAGTTTGCTTTCTGAGTCTATCTTGAATGGAACTCCTACTCCAGCACTTCGTAACCCTATAGTGGCTGTAGAGTTAGTATAAATATCATTAGTTCCACCTGATGATCCTAAAATTGCCATAATTTATACCTCAAACCAGCCGATAGTTGCATCGACATAAGTTAATTGAGTGGAATTACCCGTGGGCAGCGTGCCGTCAGCAGCTACCGAGTTAATTTTTTCAGTTCCATTTCTTCCTATTGTCACTAATGCTGCTCCTGTGTTACTAAGTATTACTGTATCTCCTACTGAACCAGCAGGTAGAGTTATCGTGAAAGGTGTAGTTGCGTGATTACAAATCAACTGGTCGCCGTTAGATGCGGTAAAGTTTGTTGTTTTCACCAACCATGTCGAGTAAGCATTAACGCCTGCTTTATGATCGATCAACACCCACCCGTCTGTTACTGTCTGCACGATTGTTACTATAGAATTCTGGGCAATTGTTCTATTGCCGTCAGTCGCACTATTTACATCAATCAATGTCGCTGCGCCGTCTGCTATTATAGTTAAATCACCAACGCCAGCATTAAATATTGTAAAGACACTACCCGTCGCGAAGTTAACGGTCGCATTCAATGGTATAGTCCATGAATACGCGGCCGCGTCGGTCGATTTATGAAGTCTATGTTCTTCATCACCTATCGCGAATGTATATGCGCTATTGTGAATTACTTCTTGATATGGACCTGGAGAAGCCGTTGTAGTAAAATCTGTTAAATTACTCATGCGTCATAAAAACCTTTTAATTACTGTTTATTTATACGTGTACAGACCATCCATATGCAGAATCTATGAAAGTAAATTTCGTCGTAGCATATGCGTAGTCCAAAGTCATGTCCTCAGCAAGACCCATAATCTTGTTGCCATTACGGGCAACTATTGTGTTAGTGAAGTTCCTTACATTTAGTTCGCATCGTTCACCGCCTGACACACCTGTAGGCAATGACATTGTTTGACTTGAGTTTGTGAGATGATAAAATAATCCAAGACCCATTGTCAATCCTGTTGCTGTAGTAATAATATCAACCCGTTCTGTTAATGGAGATAGATCAACTGTTATGTCTGCATTACCAACTCTACCCAGAGAAACAATTTTTGTAATGGGATCAAAAACGAGCGTATCAGGCAAAGAATTTGTTATTGGCGAAAAATCTCCAACTAGATCCGCTGTTCCAATTCTACCCATCGTCAGTAACGATGTTGCACTATCATATGATAGTGCATCAGGAAGTTCATTGTTTATGGAACTGAAATTGGAATCAACTTCCGCAAACTCTAGAAATGTTCCCTTTACCGTTCTGAGCGTTAAGTTTGCCATTTATTATTCCGACTTATTATCTTGTTTGAATGCAGACAACAAATCTTTAATGTCATCAACCATATTCTTTATCGTATTTATATCATCTTCCAACGATTCCATTCGCGCTTCGCGTTCTTTTGTTAAGTTGTGTGTTCGAATGGCATTTTCGTATGCACTAATATTAGTATTGACAATAGCCCCAGATATCGGATCTTTCGATAGATCTTGATTTTCTTTTACTCTTATCATATTATATCGCTAGTGCAATTGCTCTTAAGTCTTTCAAGACTGGAGGTACTGCACAATTAGTCCCGTCCATTTTAATCTTAATGGCAAAGGAGATGAATTCTGGCAAACCATCAACGCTGTAACTATATTCCTGAAACTGCTGGTCTGCAGTTGCTGGGGATACAATCGTATCCGACTCGCCTGCTATGTTAAAGTAACTCCAACCTAATTCTTCGAAACTGGATGAAGCGTCTGCCCTTAGTATCTTGTACATAACCTGTACAGAGGAACTTGAGAAGATGTTGGCATCCAGATACACTTTCAGTGCAGTTGCGCCGTTCGCTAACTGTACTCGTTTCGTCATATATATGCCTTCACCAAGATCACCTTCCGATGCAGTTGGAGCAATATACTCTGCTACTGGATAATGATCGGCCGAAGTTAGTATCTCGTTGAGTCTATTTGTCTTAGCAACAATAGAGTTTCTTTCTAGATCAACCACTGGCGAAAGATTTTCTTGAGAAGACGATAGAGTCAATTTCACATTACATGATCTGCTAATTCCTTCGTTAATAGGTGAAGCGACCAGATTGGTGGTTGAAAGACTAACATCATCGATCAATGTTGTGGTGATCTCAGGCCCAGTGGTGAATGATGTAGTTTCTGATCCACTCGCTGAAGTACCAGACGCCAGTGATAATGCCGGTGTCAGAGATGTGCCCGTGTGAATAGTAGTCGGTATAAGCAACTGGTAGTTCGTTACCATCGCATTCTCTGAAGCATACACTTCACTGCCACCGAAGGTAAGAGATTCTGTCGCCGCATCACCAGTAGACACCACGTAATAATCTAGACCCCAGTCGGTGATGTTATGCGTCTTGTTGACATTCTGTAACTGGATCCCATTATACTCATACAATTCGACTGCTAGTGCAGTCGCATGCGCGCGCGCGGTCACTCCGGGAGAAATACCTCTCGTTAATCCTGTGACGGATCTAGTAGATCCTGCTCCGGATATTGTCCCAGTAACAACTTCGTACACAATGCCGTTCACTGCGACGTCATCGTTTTCGGCAATGTAATCAGCATTGTCATTGACAATTCTCAACGACACTGTTCCGGATGTAGGAAAGGCCAATGCTCCTGTTAATGATAGGTCACTGTCGCCGATTGACATACTACCGTTCAGAACACCGTAGATGTTTGAAGTAACACCACTGATCTTAACATCGTTATTGGTAGCGTACATGTGGTGATCATAGTGAGACACTTTTATACTTGTACCACCAGCGAAACACTCTATTGGATCTGTCACTAGATTTTTCTCAGCGATAGGTCTGTTCTCTAGATTAAGAACACCATTCACCGAAGTATCGAACTGCGCGCGATACAAAGTGAATTTCAAGTCTTCGTAATCGTATGCTGTCCATGTAGAGTTGTTTTGTGATTTAAACAAAACACCCAAACTTGGTTGCTTAGATACTGTTCTACCACCTGACAGGTCTGTCTCGCCCAACTTAGAGATAAACACTGTATATTCTTCCGAGTCTGTTAGTAGAACGATAGCGAACTCAACACCTTCTGTCACATACACAGGTGACTCAAAGGTAAATGTCGTTGCTACGCTACCATCAGCAGATGTTGTAATATCCTCTGGAAACACAACGACGTGAGACATAGGAATGATGCTGTTGGTTATCGCGCCACTCTCCATTTCTCGAAGTTGTAGACGTACCGGAATCGTTGTGTCTTTAGCAGCGAAGAAGATATCGACTTTAGTTAGGAATTGACCACCCTCAGTAGATACTTGGACTGACTGTGCTAATGGATCAAAAAATTCCCGCTGCATCCATCGCCATGCACTCCAATCACTACTTACGCGAGTGGTGACTGATGAGGTCTGAGATGTATCTACTCTTCCACCCACTCGATTAGTCACAAGTTGTGCGTTTCTAGTAGAGATGAAAGATCTCTGTCTGTTCTGTAAGATACCAGTCGAAGAAAACGCAGCATCAGCAAACGTTTCTAGACTAGTGTCGGCGTTGTTGCTGTTAGATGTCAGACGAAGTGTTCTTGAACCAGTTCTGAATTTAGGATTACCAGTAATATTTGGATTAGGAATCTGAAACTTACCGTAAACACTACCAGTAGCATCTGTTACCAGTGCCGTCTGATTGATAGTATTATTATCAGTAATGAGAATCGAACCACTCTCAGGAACGACAGACTTAACACCATCTCGGACTCTGAAGATTGCTTCACTTCGTCTTCGCGCCAGCGCGCCGAATTGCGTATTCGTTAGATTGTCCCAGTCAGGAATCGAACCACGATTTGCAAACACTTGGCCTGCGCTGTTGTTATTGAATGCCCATGTGTTGTCTGTTCCACCGCCGAAGTTAGTGAATCTGAAACTCTCAAGTTCAACCAAGTCTCTAGAGATTGTCGATACACTTTGGTCGAGGAACTCTAGGTCGCTCCAACCGTAGTGCTCCATCGGATCGATCTCAACCTTGATCCAAAGATCGCCAGAAGAATTAGGAGATATCGCGACTGGAACTGTAGGAAGATCAAGATCACCGGAAGTTTTACTAGTGTACAGTATATCTGTTCCTAGTTGAGTCCATCCACTCGGACCTGTCTGTGAGTAGTAAGCACGAATAGTCTTAGAACGTTCCATGTGGTTATGTAACCAGAAGTTTTTCAGTCTCAAACCATAGAGCGTAGTCCAGTTGCCTGTAGTCGTGACCGCTCTTGTTGTAGACGTACCGACAATAGATCCACCGGTTGGAGTAACGTATGGAGTAACATCAACGTTATCGAAGAAAGGATAAACTCGGGTCAAAGGTTTAAGACCATCAGCACTAAATTCGATTACAGTTGATCGCATGAACGGAATGAGTTCATTACTAATCTGTCTATCACCAACCTGTCTAGTATTAATAACTTCTGCTATGGAAGTTTGGAGTCCCCAGCGAGTTCCAGTAAACGTGTCCGTTATTGTTCTTGTTGTATCCTCGTTATTCCGCCACCGTTCAACGCGCCAATGTCGCAACGTGCCCCAGACGCCTCCTGGGTCAGCGACCTGACGGGAAACTGAAAAGCGAACCGGCGAGACATCCACAGTTCTACCTGTCCAGGTAAGTTCTGTTGCACCCCAAACTGTTCCCAGACGATTAACGTTTGCCGTTAGTACAGCGTTGAAGTTACCTTCTCTGTTTGTTCTAATGTCAGGAAGATAATTCTCATCGAACCACTCATCAGAAGTCGGAGACAACGTAAGTGTTCCTGTCCAACTGAATGACAACACAGGGTTTAGATTCTCTACCCGCGTCGCATAAGGTTGGTCAACAATCACAACGTCAGTATAAGGAAGAGTGACCAAGCTGCCTGTTCGTTGATAATTAGAGATTGTTCTCGCTGTATCTGTTGTATTGATTTCTTTCAGCGCAATGTTCTTTGTTGATTGTTTTGGACGTAGTGTTCTATGATTGAAATCGATAGCACTTCTGTAATCAGGATTAGTTACCTGACCGGTCTTGTGACCACCGAAGTTATCAACAAGGAAACCAGACTTGAATCTATCCAAACCATTCTCATCTTTAATTTGTAAACGAGAAGCAGACGATTCTAACAACGACAAAGACGTGTAGTATTCGATGTTGTTGATTCTATCTTCCAGTCGCGCGATATCTTCTTTACGAAAGTTCTTGTGTGACTTCTGAACAACAAGGACATCTCCATCAATCGTGATGACATATGGATTTAGATATACGTCACAGATTTTTATTGCTGAATTTATTTCACTTGGTATATGTGGTTCGTCATCAGCAACACCCTTAACAACAACGAACCTTCCAGCAGTAGTAAGGAAGATAGAGTCCGTTCTAGGAAGATAATATTCTATGTTATTAGAGAAGTTCGAGTTATCTTTTGGCGTAGATGAAACGGAAGCACCATATGATCTACTTTGGAATTCTAAGGACTTGCTGGTGATCTTGTACGCACCATCACCATCAGGACCAGTTCTAGTAGCAGTCGCGACTATAGGTCTATAATCAATGGCAGAGCGGAGATCGTATGTTCCATTTGGACTTCTGATCTCTGGATCTATGCGAGTAGATGAATAGAATGGAATGATCTTGTAATCTATTCCTGAATAAGAAGTAACATCACAATACTCGCCTTGTCCATGTGAGAAGTGACTGAACACAACCAGTAGTTCTCCCACTGGTTTAGCTGCCTTCGCCTTACGAACGATTTTTGCTGTATCATAATAGTTATCACGCTGGCCTGTGTCGAGTGTGAACCTGCTTGTGATGTTGGTTGAACCGTTTACTAATGTGGCAACAGTTGCTGATGCACCAGAAGACACGCCCGTTATAGTTTCTCCTACAGTAAATCCAATAGAACTTAATGGAATATAGAGTAGTGGAGTTGTTGCGTTTATGATGATAGCAGAAGCGCCAGAAGACGATCCGTTCACAATTTCTTTTGCTGTAAATGGTCCAGAAATCAATCCAGAATACGTCAGTGTCGGAGTAACAGCATCCGTTGCGGTATCAAGTGAATCATATACTGCCAACAGTTCGTATGCATCACCCACACCCAGTGAGATTTCTTCATGGACAGCAGATGTGCCCCATGGTCTTGCAACACCGTCATCGTTTAGTTTGTTCTCTACTTTAACCAGTTCGGCAACGTTGTTTGCTTTCGTTTTCGCTGCACCACCACCCTGGCCCGAAACGGTATCGGCAGCGCGAATTGTTGCAGTGATTTTAAGTACTGCACCCACACCGAATATGCTAACCGATGTTAATGTTAACGCATTAGATACTGCATTAAATGTCAGATTGGTTGCGTTCATGTTAATCATATCACCAGCGACTGCACTGCCTGTTCCGGCGGTTAGAACTGTTATTTGATAATCGGTGTTTGACCTCGCGTTGAACGTTGCTCCCGCTTCGCTTGTTAGCGTTGCCTCGGATGATCCGTTTGTTGTAACGAGATATTGTCTACGAAATTCCAGTGCTCTACTAGAAACGACTTTGACATATTCCTTAGACAACTTTCTAAGTGATAGTAGTTTGTCTTGGTCGTTGAATGTTCCTCTAGCAACACTCGCTGCGACAGATGTCACATTGACGGTCACTGCTACTGTCAACGTCATGTTGGTGTTGTCTGTTATGCTGTTCACAATTCTTCTTTCAGTAACACCTGCCGTGCCCGAAGGAAGATCAATCGCATCACCAACGCGTAACTCTGTTACGAACGCGGTGTTAAACCCACTGACAGTTGTTGTTGTTACAGACACAGAACCTGATATCTGATTTACAACTTCTAGGTCCACGTCAGCAGTGAAATCGATTGTAGCGTCATCATAGTACATCTGCTTCACAGCATCAAACGCGTTTTCTGTTATAGTAGTAATTGTCACGTCACGAGTGTTAGCGGCGTTTCTTACATTGAATCCACTAGCAGCGGAGTCGTAGTTGTTCGTTAGTAGAACTTCGGATGCATTGAAAGATCCAGATACACCTGAAAGTTTCAGGATGCTGGATGTTGATGAAGAATCGACGAATCCCGAAGCGTAAGATGTAGCACCCTTCACACGCGTACCCGCGAGGATGTTAGAAGATTGTGCCGCAGAGTCTAGTGCTAGTTCGGTGAGCATGTTGACGTCGAACATAAACATCTTGTATGTCGTCGCAGAGTCAAACACATCGTCGCTTGCGCCTAGTGTGCTTCCATCAAACTCGATGGAACGTGGACGTGCGTGACCGATGAGACTACCACTTGCTGCACCAGACGTGACTGTGAACGTATCGCGAAGTTCTAGAATAGGATAATTATTGATAGACCCACTATAGTCAACAATGTCAGGCATGCCATGCAGATTTTCAAGTTTAACATAGTTGCCAACTTCAAGTGCCACGGCACCGCCCGCAATGGTATTTGTCTCGCGTGACTTCTCGACATCAACAAAAACAGAACCAATTGTCTCTAGTTCATATCCTTCGATGTATGCTTTACCCTCAGACACATGCAGCGCCATAAGAGGTTCAGCAGCCGTGTTACCATCCGAAGTAGTGACACCCGCGGTGTATACTCCAAGATTCTGATAGTCGTTAATTGACTCTTTCATTTTCAGATTGAATGGAATAACCTCAACGTTTCCGTTCAGATCGAAAGTTCGTTGTGCTAAGTTTTCTTCTAGTTTTGAGTACTCGCTAGATCGAACCTTCCCGGTTAGTTTACCGTCAGTAATTCTTTCTATTTCGATGAAGTTCGCATCAGAGACTGTACCAACATCAAGCGAGGTCAACACGAGGTCGACCGCCAATCTGTCAGCGCCAGGAGCAGCAAAGTTTGGTGAACCTGTTGCGTTGTCAAGAAGAGACGCGTCTGTTTCACTCGAAACGATGGTCTCGGTTGCTGTTAGTCCTATGCGCGCGTTAATGTCTGTTGTGTACTTTGACAGTACGATTGTTTGTGGTTCAACTTGAACGAAAGCACCTTTAATGTAGTACACACCCACCGCAACTGAACAACCAACACCAGTTTGTGCTGCGCCTGCTGCTATAGTTGCTGCTACACGTTCACCTGCCGCGTATGTTGCTACTCCAGATTCTGTGAGTAGATTCTCAGCATCGGCGAATGTGACCGAAGTCTTATCGATCCCGTTTGCAGTATAGTTGATGTATAACGTAAGAGCGTCGGTAGCAGTCGCTGCAGTTGTCGCAACTACTACTCCTTTAACACCACTAGTCTCACCGCGAACTGTCGTGCCTACTAGTTGGTCGACATAGTCAGCAACGTTTATAACCGAATTCGTGTCTTCAATTTTGATCGCGCGGAGTTCACCAGTAAAGGTTAACTCACCGCCCAAGACCCTCGCACCTTCTTTGAAGATGTGCGTCGCATGTCTTTCTATTTGCGTTTGGAGAATTGTCTGAAGTTGAGTCAGTTCCCTTGCTTGTACAGAAACACCAGGTTTGAATAGGATGTGATGAAAGTTTTTAGACTCATCGTAATCATCAAAGTAAGGAGTGGTGTTTAAATCTATATCTGTCATGTGTTATTTCTCGTTAAAATTCTAAGAAAGTTCTGAGGTTGACGATCTGGTTAGTTCCACGATTAAATGGTACTCTATTATCTATATACAATATACTACCAGTATTACGATCTAATGTTGGTGCGGTGATTTCACCTGCACTATCGATAACTAAATTGACAGGTGGTAAACCCTGAGTCGCTAGTGTGATGCCTGCCGTAGGTTCTGTAGGTGTTAGTGCCTGTACCAACATCTTACCATCCTCTACTGCAACAGCAATAAATTCGTTAGCACTTGAGTCGACTAACTTCTCACCTTCGGTATAATCGACGGCCGTGATAGAACCTTTGGTTATAAGAAAGCATGGTGTTGCTGTAGGAATTGAAACTCTATCGACGTAGTTTGCCACACCATTCTCGTTGTACTTAATAGGATCTAGGATGATACCCAGTTGATGATAATTCTTTGTCACCGACATTGTCTGAACTGGATTATTAATACCAGGAACAAACGCTGATATTGCAGTTGGATACGTGTCGTTGATAAGTGAGAAACCATGACCGTTGTTCGGCGCTATAATAACGTCTGCTTGAAATCCTGTACCGTCACCAACGACCGCGACAGATGCTATGTTGTATCCAGATCCTCTGTTGGTGTACGTGAATCCCACAACAGCGCCTGCCACCAGAACAGGCGTACATGCCGCGTTAGAACCATCGCCCGTAATAGTAGCAGTGGCAACAGTGTAACCAGAACCACCGTTTATAATCGAGATGGCCGATATTTCTCTGTCAATTGCAGCGAGTTGGACGTTTGTTTGGTTGTTCTGTGTCGTGATCTGATTGATGACCGCGGTGATTGCACCATTAATGCCTTGTGCTTTTCCCGGATCCGGAGTTGTAATATCAATCGTTCCTGACGTGTAACCAGAACCGGGATTGTTAATCACAACGTTCGATATCGATCCAGACGTAATTATTGCATCTAGATCAGCACCCGATCCATCACCTGAAACCGTCAGAACAATATTGTCACCAACATAACCTGTTCCTGCATTCGTTATGGAGAAACCTATCTGACCATCATAGAAACCAGAAGAGACGATGTCCGATACAGGTACAAAACGTGTGGACAAATACTGATTACGTTCGCTGATAGATACAGTCTTCATATACTTCCATACATAACCATCACTCAATGCGAGGTATGATGTTGTTGTACCAGAAGGTTTGACAGTAGATGCCACAGCACCGTTATTATCAATACACTTATACAGATGGAATTCGTCTGTCAGAACAAACATCTTAGACTCGGATAGATTGGTCGAACCACTAGGCGCAGTTACCGTAGAACTGTACCTAGGATCATACATGTCGTAGATTGTACCGGACGTCCAATCGTTTCTTAATGTCGCTAACGATGTGTTGGAAATATCGGCCAGCTGGATACTGACGATGTTTGATCTAGTTTCTACTTCATACGTTTCTGAAGTTTCAGGAGTAGGTACGTTTGCATCATTGTATACACCACCACCGCCAAGGTCGCTGTCCGTCCAGGACGTCATCTTGCCTAGAACGAAATACGCGTTGGTTGTCTGTGCTTGAATCGCCTTTTGATAAATCTTAGCGATCTCAGAACTGATTGTTGGTTTTATGATTGCTGGCATTTCTTAAGACCTTGTGATTGTGATGATCCACTGGACTTCTAAAGTATCCGATGCACCTTTATTTATAGCAGAAAAAGTTGTTCTACATAACATATCAGCATCTGAATCCACAGCATTGAATATTGCTGCCTCAGTGATCGTACCTGTTCCTATACCTGCACCAAAGTTTGCACTGTAAGTTATTGAGGGAGGTGTTTGATTCTCTGTTCCCATCACTATTCGATTGAGTTCAGTTTCTAGATCAGAATCAGATACAGTCTGTGCTGTCGTTCCTGAACCAACGCCCATATGTGACATTGTTGCGGGACGAACGGTGCCTGTTCCTGAACCTATCTCGTATGTAGTACCCGTACCCGTACCCACGGTTGTAGCGGTGAATCTAGTACCTATCGTGCTGTTGTCTGCGCCGATTGCTGTATAGTCAGTGGAACCTACTGTCAGTATTTCATATCGATGTCCAAGTTTAATACTGGTTGCGGCGACTGTAGCGAAGGCAACAGTGAATGTTGTGCCTATAGTGTTCGCGCTTGCTCCGATATCAGTGAACTGGGTTACTCCAACTGACAGGACGTCTGAGTCTGTCAGTCCTGAGTGTGAATTAGACATGTTGACAATTGTTGAACCCGTCTTAGACGTAATAAAAGTGTCTACAGGAATCGTTGATCCTGTTATGAGTAACGGTAGTTCATTAGAATCGACTGCAATGTTTGACGTCAGAATAGCAGAAGTACTACCTGACTGATTACCATCAACAGTAACCGTTGTTCCATCGTCTAATGTCTGTATTTGATAACGTCTATCAATGTACTGACTACCGAAGTTTTGGATAGAACCATCTGATGCTAATCTCTGTAGAATATGATTAAGACCTATATCAACCACAGTGTTCTTCACCATGATCTGTTTCACGGTGCCGTCCTCGCGGGTGAGCGTGAACTTAACTTTTCCATCTGCTTTAATGCTTTCTCTAAAACTCATCTATTGTTCCTGCGATTATGGGTTCAACTGAACCACAACAATTTCTCCACTTCCGAAGTAACCAACATCGTCATTGGTGTACCCTGATTCAACATATTGTAACAGGGCACTAACTGTGTCTGTTATTGGTTTGTATGTTATTAATGTTGGTGCTGCATCAGTCGCGACAGCAGAATCACCACCTGCGCCTGTTACTGTGAGGTCTAGACCGAACGTCTTGTAATCGCTATCGGTAGTGGCGAACTGGTGTTGTAATAGTCTATTTAGTCGACTATCAACAACCGCTTCTGGAATATCGACATCGGTTGTTATTGTTGTGCCAGCAAGTAGTTGTCCGAACACCTTCATGCCTGCTGGATGTGCTGTTCGATACAGAACGTCCTGGAATTCTCCTATCTGCTTGTCTGATTTAATAACATAAGAGAAGTCCTGATAGAAGTCACCGTCTTGCAGTTTAATGTCATTCGATAGATGGCCTTTAATATCTGTGTACGTCGCTTCGGATCTTGCGACTGGAGTAGACCGGAATATACCTGAGAATAGATCGCCACTGTCCGGCGTCAGTACACCAATGAAGTAGTTTGGATAATCGTATCCGTAACTCTGAAACTGATGACCAATAATGCCCGTTGATCCGTCTAGATCCGTTGGCCGTAAACTCGCTGCAGCGCCCAGTTGTGTTCCTATCGTCAACGTTATTGGAGCAGAATCTCCTAATAGGTCTGTTGATAGTGCGTTGGTTAGTGTAACTGCACCGATGCTGTCTACTGTTGAAATCGTTGTGCTTGCGGGTATTCCAGAACCACTAACACTGAATCCTACCTGAAGTCCAGACGTATTGTCTAGATTCAAGAGTGTGCTGTAAGAATCAGATCGTTTATTTGTGATTATATTGTAAGAAGATGCTACAGGAGGAGAACTGATATCTCCTTCAATAATGTTCTGTATCCAATATAGACTCGCTGAACTAATATTCTCCGACATTAATCGACGAACCAATAACTCAACGTCATCCAATCCAATCGCGTTGTCGTGATTGATGTCACCTCGCTGATAGTTGTTAACATCGAGTGTGATGCCGGAGACATATCCGTTGTGCGACTTACTAAGAACAACCTGAGCACTGTCAACAATAGACGAAACGATTGACTCTGCTGTGAGTCCAACGCCTTCTATGAGATCGCCGACAACTAGTGTGGATGTGTCCGTTACATATAAATTGAAACTAGAATCAGCGATATTAGGTTGTGCTGTCAATGCTGCATCACTATCGATCATTGCCAATAGCGGCGATGACAGTGTTACAGTGTTTCCAAAAATACTGGAGATCGTTGTGCCTGCTTGGAGTGCAGCGTCGCCGTACAAGTAATAACCCGGCGCGACATTCGCAACCGACGAGAGTAACAACGTCGATGTGCCGATATCGCCTGTAGCAGAGTCAACAGATCCGTCAGGCATCGTAACAGAAAACGTCGATGCACTATCGCTAGTGACTGTCGTACCTACGTTTGTTGTGAAAAAGGTATACAGCGATCCATCGGATTCAGCATGCACGATCTTTGTCAGTTCATTGATAACTGTATCCCAGTTAACACTAACGGTCGGCGCTGAATACACGTCCGAATCGACATACGTTTTGTAGTCTAGTTTGCCGTCGCCTCTGTCAATAACTGCTGTTCTTTCTTGATCGTAGTATAGATTAGTTAATTGATATTCTTCGCGCGTGATAGTTTCAACTCTAAGACCATCCGTGGTTGCATCTGAAACAAATGTCTCTAGATCAAACGTACGTAATGGACTGACAGAAGGAATTCTTCTTGTTCCAGTCTTGGTGACAAAATATGGTTGAAGTGTCGTGTTATAACTATCAGGATATCGCGAGTATTCTAGATTCGCTGCAGTGATTGTAGGTACGGTAGCAATCAACGCAGGAGATATTGTAATAGTGTCCGAATCTACTATAGAAGCAATGGTTGTGTTTAATGCGAACGCCGAATCTCCGTAGATGTAGTCGCCTACAGATAAACCAGATATGCTGATTACGTCTAGCGTCGCAACACCTGGACCAGCAGTGAATCCCGCGGGTAAGACCACGGCGTCTGGTGTCACGTAGGATCCGAATACGTTTCTTGTCCAGTTAGTGACATCATAAGACCGAGAGAATGTGAATCCCGAACCTACGCTCGTAGTATTGATCAACCGATCTGTGGTTGATTCTATTGTCATCTCGACGTCATCAAACGTCAGTGTCGCGCCGTAGTAGAATGCATTGATCGCATACTTACTAACAAACACTTCATACAGTCCGCTCTTTACCGTCGTCTCTATTCTAACAACTTCGGCAGTAAATGTCTGGACTGGTTGTCCTGGGAATTGAGAGGACAGCGTAGCAAACTCGCCGACGATATCAAGCGGATCACCTGACACAAGCGTCGCCATGAACGAATACTGTCTGTCCCAGTTACCATCTGACGGTTTAAAAATGTAGTCTCTTGGTAACCAGATTTCAACATCTTCGCCGAAGAGAATTCTAAAGAGAACCTTTACTGATTCAAGTGATCCCTTCGCTTCATATAGGATTCTTGTATTCTTTAGTAGATTAGCGACATCGTCATCAATGTTGTCTTTGTTTATGGATATTGCCGAACCGACTTCAGTGTACAGTTTCTGGAGAAACAATCTACTAGTCGACTCGGTGTTTCGAACAATCTGGTCGCGATTGATAACAGCAGAAGGAGAAAACTCATCCTCTTCCATGAACTCGTAGTATTTCTTAAGGAACTCAATGAAAGGAAGCGCGACCTCAAGTAACGCTTCCGGTATTAACTCCTCAACTCTATTCTTTTCTCTGCTCATTACAACCTAGTAAACGTTTCGAAGTTAGATACTCCAGATTGACCATTTGTACTAATGCTATCAAGCGACATTGTTACAGTTACATCAGACGGAATAATCTGGAGCAACTGATTGAACTTGGGAGCGATATCAAAGGCATCAGGTGTGACGTATACGGATATGGCGTTTGTCGAGTCGAACTTAATGCTGTTGATCGTGATGATACCTGTTGTGGAATCAATCGTACCAACGTCTGAATAACTCTGGAGTTTCGACTGGGTTAATGCATTATAGAAGAACACTCTTCTGGAAGTTACAGATCCTGTTATAGGTTCGTCACCTAGTTTAGCAGAGATGCCGTCAATCAAAAACTCTGTACTGTCTATGCTGAACTCGGTATCTGATGCCAAATAAAGTTTACTAGGGAACAGAATTGTATACGTGGTTGTTTGTGTTGGGTTTGGTGTAAATGCTTTATACATCGTAGGTTTAATTACACTACTCACAATTCCATCATCGACATTATCAATCTGTGATAATAGATTAGAGTGACGAAGAACACCACCGAACGCTTTAAGACTTGTGTTGTTGTATGTCGTTATGATACCGCGAACTAGTGACTCAAGTTCACCTGCTGTTTTTGTCGTGTTGTTGTTGTCATACTTAACACCTGCAAACAACTGGAGATATGTGTATTCTGGATCAACAATCTCTGGCAATATAGAACCAATATTCTTGGTAGACAGGTATGAAATGATCGCACTCTTAAATGACTGTGTTGGTAGATTACCAGACACTAGCGAAGGAGTAACAAACACTTTACCATAAGTAGGAGGACTTGCCTGTTCACCACCCCAGACAGAAACATCCGCGAGTTCGGTGAAGTTTGCAAGTAACAACGTCTTGTAATCGTTCGCTGATACCGCTCTGTCCTGTGTCGCATTGACCAGAGGCGAGTTGTATTTGATAGACTCAATAGATTCTAAACTTGCGCCACCTGTTGTTGTAGTGAAACCAGAAGAGAACGTGGTAGCAATATTAGATATTGAATCCAGTTCACCGTTGATCGACATCGATGTGATGTTGTTGGCCGCAGCGCCGGCAGTCTCTACATAAGACACTTCAACGACTGAACCGTTGGCAGGTTTCTTACCTATTCGACCATCACCGAAGTAAACGTCATATCTTCCGAACACGTTCTCTTGAAGAAAGAACACCTTTGAATCAGAACTAGATTCAGCAATGTCCACATACTTAGTATAGGCATCACCAATCGTTGCGGTGGCATTATCGTACACCTTGACACCGATTGATGTGGTATCGATTGCACTTGAATTCAATTCGAATTTCTGGAAGTCAACCAATCCGTCAACATTGATCCTCTCGGTTCGAATAGTTCCTTCATAAACAGGAATGTTTGTGAAACTATAAGTGTTGGTTAAACTCTTGTTTGCAGTCACTGAACTGAGTACAACAAACGCATAAGTCACATTGTTGATCGTACCATTGAATGTAGTTCCTCTTGGTATAGTTAACGCGGATGCACTAACTGATGTGCCAGTAACAACAACATCCAACTCAACAGACGCGCTGATACCAGACCGTGGTACATATCCCAACAGTTGTGCATGAGAAACGACATTCGATCTAACCTGAGAAGTATTCAAAAATGATTCATTAAGTGTAAGATGCGCCATTAATGCGTTCATCTGAGTATTGTATGCGAGGACGTCTAATAGAACCCCAAGACCAGAACCATCGAAATCGTAATCGGTGAACTCAATCTGATTTTTCATAAAGGATTTAAGTTCTTCCCTTATGTTGTCGTAGTCTAGATCGACTAAACTAGGTGTTGGCATTAGCGTAATCTCTTAAGAATTAGTGATATGTCGGCTTCCTGTTGTGTACTAATAATAATCATGTCCAAACGAATGCCGTATGCGTGATTGTCTGCATCATCATCAATCGTGATACCCGTAATTTCTACTCTAGGTTCATGTTCTTTAATCGAATACTCGATCTCTTGACCCATAGAATATTGTGTGATTTCTGTTGCAAGTTCGAATAGATAATCCGTGACGTTTGATCCATATCTTGGATTAAAAGGTTTCTCACCCCTGCGTGTGTGAAGAATGTTCTTGATCGAATTTTTGATTGCATTCAAGTCTGTCACAGGAGCAATATCGCCGAGATTTGGATGAAGTTTAAACCGAAGGTCTAAGTCTCTATATCCAACTGTCGTCGTGTCTATGTTTGAGTAGTTAGTGGCCATGTATTCTATTTATACCCTAAAAACTAGAAGTATGATCGTGAGAGTGAAGAACCACACCTGTGTCGATGATAGAACCACTTGAAACAACAATCTGACCTTTGCTGAACGTGAACGACACATTCGGTGCTGTGATAGTGTGCTTGCCATCGACTGTCAGTGTATCTGCATCACCCACAGTTGTTGTTCTTGATCCGACTATAGTGATAGTATCCGTTCCAATGGACATAGTTCTACTTCCTGCATAGTTTTGCGTTACCGCGCCAGTCACATTTTCTGTTAGCGTTCCAGTAATAGTTCTGAGCACATTACCATCAACTTTCTCGGTCAAATTCCCCTTCACATATGTGTCACAATTTTTTTCAATCGTCAGATTAACATTGCCGACAATACTCACATTCTTACCACCGGCGACGATCTCATATTCGTCTCCGACTATCCGATGTACAACCGTACCGTCAGGATGAACTTCTCTGAATGTGCCCGACCTATG